AAGCCAAAGCAATGGAGAAAGAGCAAAGAAATAAAGATTACAACGCAGGATATACGGATGCACAGTGCAACCACATAAACGATTGTGAGAATTATGGCAATGAACAAGATTATGCACGGTAAAGATGTCAAGTTTATTGTGCAAAAAACAGGACAATTAATGTGCAATATAAAGCACTTTTACCAACGATAATGTGCAGTATATACCACGTTAACGTAGAAAGAGCAATATAATGCATTAAATTTCAGAAAAATTCAGGCATATTTTGTAACAAATAATTAAAAATGGAAGATAAAATAGTTCAATCAGTTATAGATAAGTTTAATCAGAGGTCTGAATTAGGCATACAAAAGTATGGCACAACGCTTGACCAGAACCTATTAACATTAGATGAATGGCTAACACACGCACAGGAAGAAGCAATGGACTTTGTCTTATATTTGGAGAAGATAAAGAAATTAGGTATAGGCAACGCTAAATTACACTAACTTTGTAAATATGACAGCATCCGAAATTACGAAATGGGCAAAGAAACAATTAGAAGATGAAGGCTGTAGATTAAATCGTGTTAACAATATTCCTGTACACAGAAGAAAGGGAACTATTGAAAGAGGTTGGTCAGACCTGCAAGGTTACACAGAAGAAGGGCAGTATGTAGCTATTGAGGTTAAAACTTCTGGAGATAAATTAAGTGTTTATCAGAAGCAAAGATTAGATGATATTGTAGATTGCAAAGGATTGGCATACATAGCTACTGAAGTGGAAGGTTTACCAATACTAAGAAGTTGGACAGGAATTTAATAATAGAAGAACTTTGGCACAGCAAAGATGTAGATGATGCAATTAAGAAGATGCATCCGGTTGAGATGCAGGAAGATTTAAAGAGTGAATTGTTTTTAGTGGTAGCTGAACTTGATGAAAGTAAACTGATTGAACTTTACAAAAAGAATCAATTAAAGTTTTATATGGTTCGGGTTATGATTAATATGGTCCGGAGTTCTAAGAGCAAATTTTATAAGAACTACAGGAACTACCAAGAATATATACCTATTGAAATACAGGAGAATGAGCAGTCAGATGTAACACAGATAATGCTTGAACACATTGAAGGTCTTTATTGGTATAATAAAACTATATTAAATCTTTACACTTTTGAATTTAACAAGAATGCAAAAGAGTTGAGCAGACAGACAGGCATACCATATCAATCTATTATCAGAAGTTTAAACGATACAAAAAGAGAATTAAAGAAAAAAATACGACAATGATTATAATTACTGCTATCTGCTTTGCTTTGTTTTTTGTAGAGATACATAGATTTAATGTTAAATGGAAGTTAGACTTTAAGCCATTTAACTGTGGTTCTTGTCTTGCTGCTTGGACTGCATTAGCTTTATATTTATTACCTACTATAGTTACTGAAATAGCTTTTGTAATGTTTGTATCTGGTGTACTTGCACCAATAGGTAGACAGGCTATGGAATTTATTTGGAAATACTTTTCTCAAAAAAACTTTAAATGAAACAAGAACACCTTGATTATTTAGAAAGCAATATAGCCAATTACAATATGGCTCAAAGCGGTTATATCAGAAACCTTGACTTAGAACTATTGCAGATGTATGAGCATATTTACAGAGCCAATATAGACCCATCCTTCGTGCTTACTAAGTGGTGCAGTTCCTGCGTTATGGATTTAATAAAAAGACTTTATGCATACTATCTAAGTTTACCACAGGAACAAGTACAGCAGTTAACACAGTCTGTAGAAATTATAATTAAAAAGAGGGGCAGACCTAAGAAATGAATGAAGCAGAACTTTTTGAGATTATAAAAAAGTACATACCAGATTTGGTAAAGACTGACCAATTTAATCCAAAGGATGCATATTCAAAACATTATGATTTATCAATAGAGTTAAAGTGCAGGAATAAACATTACAATAAATTACTGATTGAGAAAATTAAATACGATTCATTGATAAAGAATAAAAATGTAAGGTATATATGTTCAACACCTTTAGCAATATATTCTTTTGACTTACATAAAATAAAAGAACCTAATTGGGTTCTTTCAAGTTTACCAATGACAAGTGAGTTTGATAATAGAAGCAACATAGATAAGCTAATAGGTTGTTTAGATATTGATGATGCTAAAAAAATAAAATGCGAATAGTCGGAATAACATCACCACAAAGCGGAGTAGGTTACCATAGGATTATTATGCCGGTGGCACATATGCAGAAAGAATATGCAATGCTGACCGATACAGTTACAGATGAAATAGTAGATAACAATTACGATATTTTTTTAATGAATAGGTACTTCACAGGTGTAACCATTCAACAAGTACTTGAAATGAGAAAGAAGTACGGCTTTAAACTTGTGGTTGATAATGATGACTTTTGGAGGTTAGATGCTTCTCACGTTCTTTATAATCGTTATGCTGATGGGGATATTACAAACAAGATATTAGAGTATGTAAGGGCAGCAGACCTATGTACTGTAACACACGAAAGATTAGCTGATGAAGTTTACAAGTATAATAAAAATGTTGAGATAATACCCAATGCTTTACCATACGGAGAAGAACAGTTTTTAGATAATAAGATTGAATCAGAATTAGTTAGGTTGTTCTGGGCAGGTAGTGGTACACACGAACACGATTTAAAGATACTTAAAAACCCTATGCGTAAAATAACGCAGCTACCTGTGAAGTCTGTGATTGCAGGGTACAATGACCAAGAGCAATTTGTTTGGAATAAGATGGCAATGTGGTTTAGTAATAACTATAACATACCTACGCAGATTTACAGATTTACTGAAGTGTTTAAATATATGGCAGCTTATGCTGACTCTGATATTAGCCTAATTCCATTAGTTGAATCTACTTTTAATTCAATGAAGTCTAATTTAAAAGTATTGGAAACGGCTGCAAAGAAAAACCCTGCTATAGTTTCTAATGTGCATCCTTATAAAGATATGCCTGTACTGTATGTTAACAAACAATCTGATTGGTTCAAACATACAAGGGATTTAGTACACGATAAAGCAATGAGAGATGAATTAGGATTAAAGCTATATGAGTACTGTAATGCTAACTATTCACTTAAACATATAAATAACAAAAGATATGACATTTATAAGAGATTAATCTCTTGAAATGCCTGTAATTAAGTGTAGCAACGGAAAATATAGAATAGGTGGGGGTTCGTGTATTTATGAATCAGAAGAAAAAGCACAGAAGGCTTGGACTGCTATTAGAGTAGCAATGGTTGAAAGCTATAACGACTACCCACAATCTGCAAGGGTAAATGCTCAAAGGGCAATAAATTTAAGGGAACAATACAAATTAGGTTGCGGAACTCCTGTAGGATGGGCAAGAGCCAATCAGTTAGCAAATGGAGAAAATATTACAAGAGAAACAATAGCAAGAATGTCAGCCTTTGCAAGACACAGAGATAATTCTAAAGGTAACCCTAAAGAAGATTGCGGTGCTTTGATGTGGTTGGCTTGGGGTGGGGATGCAGGTATTGAATGGGCAAGTAAAAAATTACAAGAAATAGATAAGAAATGAATCATCACGCAGTAGATAATAAAAGCATAGGAATGTGTTTGGCATCAATTATGTTAAAGATATGGTCAGATATGGCTTTAAGTGATTTGGCTACAGGATTAGCAGCTATTGCAGCAATAACTACAGTTGCCTATAATCTACAGAGAATGTACAAAGAGTGGAAGCAAAAATAGATTTTATATAAATTAATTTTTAAATATGAAACTAAGTGAACATCTTGAACTATCTGAAGTAGTAAGGTCTGAATCAGCTAAGAGATTAGGTATAAGCAATATGCCTACAGAAGAACATATAAATAACTTTAAGAAATTAGCAGAACATATCTTTGAGCCTATTAGAGCCAATTTTAGATGTCCTATATTAATATCAAGTGGATATAGGTCGAAGGCTTTAAACTCGGCTATTGGCGGTTCAGCGACATCACAGCATTGTCTTGGCGAAGCTGTTGATATTGATATGGATGGAACAGGGCAAGGTGTTACTAATAAAGATATTTTCGACTATATTAAAAATAGTCTTAACTTTGACCAATTAATTTACGAATTTGGAAACAAAGAGAATCCGGATTGGGTTCACGTGAGTTACAAAAGTAATGGGAATCAGAGGAAGCAAGTGTTACGAGCCACAAAAATAAATGGCAAGACAACATACGCACCATATGATAGAAAAAACTAAGAGAAGAAGATTATTTTTTGACATAGAGGTAAGTGCAAACATTGGTTTATTCTGGCAGTCTGGATATAAACTGAATATTGGACCAGAGAATATAATAAAAGAGAGAGCAATAATTTGTATTTGTTATAAGTGGGAAGATGACCGGATTGTGCATTCTTTAAAATGGGATGCAAAGCAGGATGACAAAAAGTTGTTACAGCAGTTTATTAAAGTGATTAATGCGAGTGATGAAGCAGTAGGGCATAACGGAGATAGGTTTGATTTATCTTGGATTAGAACACGCTGTTTATTTCACAAGATAGATATGTTCCCTAACTATGTTACTATTGATACTTTAAAAATAGCAAGGCAGAAGTTTAGATTTAATAGCAATAAGTTAAATTACATTGCAGACTTCTTAGGGATAGGCGAAAAGATTAAGACAGACTTTGGACTTTGGAAAAAGATAATGTTAAATAAAGACCCAAAGGCAATGGCAGATATGATTAAGTATTGTCAGAAAGATGTGGTCTTACTTGAAAAGGTTTATAAGGAGTTGGCAAAGCATACTGTGAATAAAACCCATTACGGAGTTATATTTGGGCAGGATAGGGGAAGTTGCCCAGAGTGTGGTAGTGATACTTTAAAGATACAGAATAGGAGGATTTCAGCAAGTGGGGTGAGAAAGATACAGTTCCAATGCAGTACCTGTGGAAAACATAATACTAAAATAGAAAAGTAATGTTACCTAAGAAACTTAACAAGATGAATATAGACGAGCAGGAAGCGTACATCGTTAACAGGTTAAATGAATTGTACATTAAAGAGAAGTTATACAGGATTGCACTTGCTAAAGTTAGAGGTAATGTTAAAATAGATATATCAGAGATTGACAGACCAGATTTAATGCTAATGAAAGTTGAGGATTAAAATAAAATATACTAAACTTGGAAAACAAAAGGCTTGGGGAATGGCTGATTCAGACGGGTTGGTACTTCTTGACAGTAGGCTTAAGAGTAAGAAGCACCTTGAAATATTATTACACGAGTGTTTGCATATTTTATACCCTAAAAATTCTGAAGAAGAAGTAGTCGAGAAGTCTATTATCTTAACTAATACTTTGTGGCACGAGAAGTACAGAAGAATAGAAGATAGCGAAACAGTACCTTTGCAGGATGGTAGCTTATGAAGAAACATACAAAACTATATTTTGACTATTTTGGCTATACTAAAGATGAATTTATTGCCTGTGAAGTATGCGGTGGTAAAGCTGTTGACATTCATCACATTGATTGCAGGGGTATGGGTGGCAGCAAAGTTAAAGACGAGGTCAAGAATTTAATGGCTGTGTGCAGGGAATGTCATTTAAAGTATGGGGATAAGAAAGAGTTTATGGAACTTTTAAAAGAAACACATTATAAATTTATGGACTACTATGGCAAAGGATAAAGAAATATTTGTAGCTGTTTATACAAATAAAGTTAAAAGCTATTGCGATGTAGAGTTCTTTAATGCATTGCAAAACAATATTAGCACCGAAAATATTTATGTAGTTGATAATACAAATGATAACGGACTATATGCATCTGAATTAAGAAATATAATTAATTGCAGTATTGTTAATTTAGACATACCAATAGAGCCACAGCATACTAAATTCCACAGGAAGGTTGCAGAATCGGTTTTATACTTAAGAGATATTTTTTTAAAGTCTGATTATAAATATTTTTTAATAGTTGAAAGTGATGTTGTTATTCCACCTAACACAATAGATACACTTTTAAATAACATTGAAACAATGCCACCAGATACAGGGGCAATTGGGGCATTATACTATGAAGGATTTCACAACTACTCATTAACAGGGATACAATATACTAATCACGTTTTAAGTGGATGCACAATTTACAAAAGAGATATGATAGAGAAATATCCTTTCCGTTATCAAGAAGATTATTTACAGGCATTCCCAGATGCTCTTATCTGCATAGATGCTATCAACGAATATAAGTATTACAACAATCACGAATTAATCTGTAAACACGCACATTCAAGTAATGGTTCAAGATATGTATAAAATAAATAGTATTACAATAGATTCAACAAACTCTGTAACGGACTTATGTCTGCTTGGTGTAAAATACCCAACCGACAAATCTCCGTACAATACAGAAGGCAACTTACACAAACACGCATATACAGCTATCTATAATCTTTTGTTTTCTAACCTTAGATATAAAGATATTAAACTTGGAGAGTTAGGAATTTTAGATAATAACTCTATGCTAAGTTGGAGAGAGTTTTTCCCTAATGCTAAACTATACGGCTTTGAATGGTTTGATGAAAGATTGGATAAAGCAATTAATGATAATATTGATTGTACATATATTAAGATGAATGTAAAAGATGTTAATTCAATATCTGAAGGACTATCTGTTGCAGGAAGCAAATTTGATATATTAATAGAGGATTCAACACACCTATTTGAGGACCAAATAAAGTTTGTAAATGAAGCATATAAGCATTTAAACCCCGGAGGGATATTAATAATTGAAGATATATTTATAAATGCGAATGAAGAAGATTACTTTAAAGCTATAAATCTTGAACACTTTTGTTCTGCAACATTCATATTTGCAAATCATAATTTAAAGAACTCTTTAGGATGGAACAATGATAAGTTACTTGTGCTACATAAAAACGATAAATGTTTATAAATATTATAACACCCTGTTCAAGACCACAGAATTTAAAATTAATTTCTGAAAGCATAAACATACCTAAAGAAAACTTTAAGTGGATTGTGGTTTATGATTCAATGGAAGTATTTGAATCACCTGATAATTGTGAAGCATATTGTGTTAAAGATAACAATAGTATATACGGCAATGCTCAAAGAAACTATGCCCTTGATTTAGTTACTGATGGGTACGTTTACTTTAACGATGATGATACAACCATTTATCCAGATTTATGGGATGAAATAAAGCACAAAGAAGCAGACTTCATATCATTTAAACAATCTAACAAAGATGGTTCAATAAGGTTGGAAGGGAATCAAATTATACCTAACTTTATAGATAGTCATAATTTTATAGTATCTGCTAAATG